GACCAGATCAAGAAGATGGGCGCCGACCAACTGATGAACGTCAGCGATGACACCGCTCGCGAGTGGGCCAACCGGATCAACTCCGGGGAGATGGACCCGACGGCGGTGGCGTCGATCTTCCAGGGTCAGGCCCTCGCCGAGTTCGGTTGGGCCGCGCAGGGGCTGCAGTCCGGGCTGACGATGCGCGACATCCTGATGCCGGCGCGCGACAAGATCGCCAGCGAGCTGGAGCTCGGCGCCGACAACATCGACTTCATGGATCCCAAGTACCGGCAGATGGCGACCGGGGTCGACGACAAGGGCCAGCCGAGAGCAGCGACGATGACCGAGGTGACCCGCGCCGCCCGCAAGGACGTGCAGTGGGCCAAGACCAACAACGCTGCCCGCCTGGCCGCCAACACCGCTCAGCTGCTGCGCCAGACCTTCGAGGGAGGGTAAGTGGCCGACGCACCCGACAACGCGACGACGTTCGCCAACATCTCCAAGTACCTGACCGACATGGATCTCGGCGGGCTGTTCACCATCGGCGCCAACGGCGCGCCGTCGGGGTGGCTGTGGGACCAGATCACCTCCGGTGTCGACAGCCAGGCGGCGATCGAGATCGCCATCGAGCAGACCCCGCAGTTCCAGGCCCGCTACGGAGTGATCAACGACCTGCGCAAGCAGGCCAACTCCGGCGCCGCTGTGCATATCCCCTCGGTGGCCGAAGTCCGCGAGTACGAACAGACCGTGACCGACGTGATGCGCCAGGCCGGGCTGCCGACGTTCATGTACGACAACTGGTCCGACGCCCAGGACCTGATGCGCAAAGGGCTCAGCGCGGTCGAGGTCGAGCAGCGCCTCGGCACAGCATGGGAACGGGTGCAGAACACCGACCCGCTGGTCCGCGACACGTTCAACAACTACTTCGGAGTCCTCGGCGACGCCGCCCTTGCATCAATGTTCCTCGATCCGGGCCGTACCCAAGCAGGACTGGACCGGATGAGCCGCACCGCCTACACCGCCGGCATCGGCAAGCGCATGGGCATCGACGTCGACCAGGCCACCGCCGACCGTGTCGCCGGCTTGCCCAAGACTGACGCCGGCATCTACCAGGACCTCACCCAGATCTCCGGCATCGAGGGCTCCGGCATCCTGACCGAGACGCTCGGCGAGGGCGCCCACGATCTCGGCACCAAGGACGCCCAGGACTCGGTGTTCTTCGGCTCCGGGGCGGCGGCGAGCGAACTCGAGCGCCGCCAGATCGAGCGGAACTCGGCTCGTGCTGCGGTGTCCGGCGGGGCGCTGCGTACCAACAAGGGCCTGACCGGAGTCGGCACCTCCAACGGCTAGATGTCGGCCGTGGCGGCCCAGTGGAATTGGTACATCGTGTCTGCCGTGGCGTTGGCCGTCGTGGTCAGCCAGCCGCTGACGCTGCGCTCGCTGATGTCGTTGAACGACGAGATCACCAGCTTGGTGGCCGCCGCGTTGTAGGCGTTGATATCGCCGGCCGTGCCATCCGACGACCACGCGCTGACCACTGGGACGCCACGCATCGGCACGATGAACTGCGCCTGGTAGATCGCCAGCCTGGTCAGCACCGTTGTGTCGAACACCTTGCAGTACGTCGGGGTCATCCCGGCCGCGTTGACGCTGCCCGGCGCATTCGCGTAGGGGTACGACTTCTGGTAGTACCTCATGCAGTTGATCAGCTCTTGGGCGAAGGGCACCGTGGCGAACGCTGAGGCGAACGACCCGACTTCGAGTTGGCAGCCAGTGACCTGGGCGAAGTTGTTGATCGTGGCGCTCAGGTTGGAGCAACCAACCGCACGGTTGGCATTGGTCTGGGCGGCCCACGACGTGCCCAGCGTGCCGCTCGTGTAGGTCGTGCCACCGCCGAGCCAGATCGCCAACGACAGGCGAGCGGCCGAGTCATTGGTAATCGCCGTCGTCGTATCCCCCGGGAAGGTGACGGTCTTGTACTCCCAGGTGTTGGCAGCATTGACCGTGAACGTCGCGCTGATGCAGCGGTTGCCGGCGCCCTCGGAGCGGAACAGCTCGACCACGAACGTGCCGATTGTGTTCATGTTGATCCAGAAGCTGCAGGTCACCGCCCTGGCCAGCGGCGTGCCCCACAACAGGTGCTGGAGATTGAACCCCTCGATGCTCTGCCCGAACAGCAAGTAGTCACCGGCGGCCGGCGCGGCGTCGGCGGTGGTGCACAGCAGCTTGGAGCACAGCACGAACTCGGTATTGGCCGGCCCGGCGGCGAGCTGTGACAGCGTGTAGGTGCCGAGCCCGCCGTTCCTGATCGCCCAGCGATCGACGACTTTCTGGCCGGCGTCGGTGGTGATCCCGGTGAGGGCGCTGACGCGCTGATTGATGACGTGCGCGCCATTGTCGAGCAGGTTGGTTCGGTGCTTGTGCGGCGAGAACGCGCTCACCAGCGCCGGGTCCTGGGAGATCGCAGCTGGGTTGACTTGGTCCTGTGGCACCACCAAACAGTACGGGTCCACCACTGTGAGAATCGGGACTGCTACTTTCTCACCCGTCAGGTGAGCTCGGTAGGGCCCTGGCACTGGTAGTGGAGCTACGAGGACGTGGCCGCTCCGCATTCGGGAAAGATCTCACCGCCTCGCCGAGCGGTGACGCGAGCCAAGGCGCGATGGCACCCACAAGGAGTAACCCAATGCCCGCAGAAGACGACGAACTCGAACAGGAAGCCGAGCTCGATGACGAGAACTCATTGCCAGGCCTGCGCAAAGCGGCCAAGGAAGGCAAGAAGGCTCTCAGCGAGGTCGCAATCCTCCGTCGTGAGAACCTGTTTCTCAAGGCCGGCATCGACACCAGCACCAAGCTGGGCACGATGCTGTTCAAGACGTTCGAGGGAGAAGATCTCGAAGCGTTGAAGGCCGAAGCCACCGAGATCGGTGCGCTCAAGGCCCCCGACGCAACACCTGCACCGGACCCCGCCCGCCTGCTCGAAGAGCAACAGCGGCAGGGCCTGTACGACGGTCTCGGCTCCGGCCAGCCGTCAGGACAGGAAGCCCCGGAAACTGAACACCCGGTCCAGAAAGCACTCAAGGGCTACCAGACGGCGATCCGCGCTGGGGCTGACGAGGATGCTGCTCGAGCGGATGCGATGGGACAGGTGGTCGGCGCCGGCGTCAAGGGCGACAAGCGAGTGTTCTTCGATGCTGCAGCTCACTACGCAGCAGCCGAGGAGCAAAACCGTTTGGCCGTCTCCCGACCCCGGGGATGATTCGAGACTGTGAGCCCGGCTGCGTAGAGCACTACGCCTGCCGGCTGAGAGGCAAAGGGTTGCAGGTGTCGCCACGGGCGACGCCAACCAAGACGCTCAACTGGCGGCCCACGCCATTCGAGCCCCCCTCGATCAACGCCAAGATCATCTACGACGAACGACCCGATGGGTCGAAGATGCCGCTGATGAATCCTGACGGGACCGTGGTTCGCCATAAGCAGTACCGCGAGCACGAGCACAAGATCGAGGCGATCCGTCGCAATTTTGCCAACTCGAACAATCCCGAATAGGAGTGACCAGCTATGGCTGAGGAACTTGTAGGCCCATCCGCATTCTCGTTCAACCTGACGACCGAGACCCCACTCGACATCGACAGCATGATCTACATGCTGGCTCCGGAGGATCTCCCCCTGATCCACGGTGTCAACAGCGACGGCGTGCCGTTGCTGCCCCAGACCCCAGCCAACGACATCACCGTCTACTGGCTCGAGGAGAACGCCCCGCTGCCGCGCTCGACGCTGGCCGTGGCCCTCACCGACGCCGTCGGCACCTCGGTGCAGACGCCCGCCGGCGGCGCGGTCAAGTTCAGTGTCGGCGACGGCATCCGCATCGACAACGAAATCATGATCGTCACGGCCGTCAACACGACGACCGAGATCCTGACCGTGACTCGTGGTACGGCGGCCGAGACCAACACGACCGGCGCGACGCACGCCATCGGCGCGGAGATCATCGGCCTCGGCTCGATCCTCATCGAAGGTGCGGTCGGCTCGACGAACTTCCAGGGCCGTGACCGGTACTTCAACTACTGCCAGATCTGGTCCAAGAAGCTGACCATGAGCCGCACCGAGCAGTCGATCTCGAAGTACGGGATCCCCTCGGAGCTGGCCCACCAGCTCGTCAACCAGATGCACAACGCCGGCGTCGGCATCGAGCAGGCGGCGCTGTACGGCGTCCGCCACATCCATGCCACGACCTCGCGTCGTCAGACCGGCGGGTTGAAGTACTACCTGGCCAGCAACGTCGACACGACGACCACCTGGCTGACGGTGGAGACCATCGAGGACCGCCTCCAGGCGGCCTACGACCTCGGCGGCAAGTTCGACTTCATCATGGCCCGGCCGGCCGCGTTCGGTGCGTTGGACAACACCACCGGCGCAGAGCGGATCCAGACCGTGACCGTCGACGACGCCTCTCGTGGCCGCAAGCGAGCCCAGTCCGTGATGACCGAGTTCGGCGAGATCGGCCTGGCCCGCAACCGTTGGTGCAAGACCACCGACGCGTTCGGTGTCCGCCGCGCCGGCTTCTCGATGCGCAAGTTCGCACCGATGCAGGTCACCCACCTGGCCAAGACCGACGACACCGACTCCTACATGTGCGTGATGGAGGCCGGCTTCCAGGTCAAGGGCGAAGCCCACATGGCCGCATGGACCGGACTCGATCCGAACTCGGCGATGCCTGCCGACCTGGTCTAGTTCTCGGCTTCACACGAGAGCGGGGCCCCGGGGAAACCCGGGGCCCTTGACCACCGGAAGGATGTTCAATGGCACGCACCGGAGTACTGAGTACCGCAGAACGGATCCGTCGCCACCTCGGCCCGGGCCACAACATGGAAGTCGCCGTCCTCGCTGTGGCGATCGACGACTCGACCACGACCGTCAAGTTCCTGGGGACCGCCTTGCCGCGTGGCGTGCAGGTCGGCGTCACGCTCGGCATCGACACTGAGCTGATGCGAATCATCTCGTTGGACACGTCCAACGTGCAGGTCACCGTGATCCGTGGCTTCCTCGACTCGGAGGCCGCCAACCACGCCGACCTGGCCCAGATCGACATTGCCCCCCGCTTCTCGATGCTCGACATCGTCGACGCGATGCAGTCGGAGATCGACTCGTGGGGCACCTCGTTGTACTACACGCTGGCCGACACGCTCACCGTGGCCCCGTCGGCGCAGACCGTCGAGCTCCCGGTGGAGTGGACCGACTGCCTCGGCGTGGTCCGCTGCAACCAGAACGAGCTGTCCTCGACCTCGGACGCCACCGTCGTCTGGCCGGAGCTGCCGATCCGCATGATCCGGGGCACCGCCTCGACCTTCGACGGCGCAACGGTCAGTGGCATCCTGCTGCGGTTCCTCGAGCCGATCCGCTACGGCTCGGTGTACGTCGTGGTGGCGATGCCGTTCCACGGCGACGGGATGACCACCGCGCAGGACCTGGTCACCGACTTCCACATCCCGACGTCGATGCTCGACGTGCTCGAGATGGGCGCCCAGATCCGCCTCATCGCCAACAGCGACTACGGGCGCGGCTCACGCCAGCCACAAGACGAGGCCCGCCGCGCCGAGGAAACTCCGATGGGGTCGATGGTCTCCATCGAGCAGCTCGGCATCGCCCGCTACGAGCGTCGCAAGGCTGCAGAGGTGCGCCGGCTGCGGCACGCCTACCCGATCCGGATCGTGTAATGCCGTTCCCCACCCCGCTCTACTCGTTCCCGTTCTACCTTGGTGGTGGACCGGTCGCGCCCGGCGGGCCATCGGAGACCGGCGGCGTCACCGACTGTGTCCCCGACACCGTCACGCTGGACGGCTACACGTTCCCGGTCGAGCTGAACCACTCCGAGGCGGCGTGGCGCTCCGGCGCGCAGGACACGTTCCGTGACACCGTCGTCGCCAACGAGCAGCCCAACGACAGCCTGTTCAACGCCCGGGGGGCGTGGGCCCGCTACAAGTACAACTGGAAGCACGGCTGCGGCCAGACGCTCGGCGACACCGATGCCGAGTCCGACGACCAGCGCTACCGCTCGAGCTTCGGGATCGCCTGGGACACGCCGTACCAGCTGCAGCTGTTGCGCGCGACGAGCAACGCCCGCTCGGTGACGAACTCCAACCCGATGCTGATCCGCAGCGACATCTACGTGTTCGGCACCGATGGCACGATCCTGTACCGCACCACCGACTTCGTCACCTGGACGGCGATGACCGCGCCCGGCGGGACGATCACCGGCCTGGCCTCCGACGGCACCGACTTGTATGTCACCACCACCACGGTGACCGTCAAGTACGTCGGTGCGGCCACCGTCTCCACTGCCTTCGCCACCCCTCCGGGGCCCGGCGACTCGATCGCCTTCGTCTCCAACCGACTGCTGTTGTCAACTGGCAACGTCCTCAAAGAGATCGGCGCCACCGGCGCCACCGTGTCGACGATCAAGACCCACTTCCAAGCAGCGTTCCGCTGGACGACGTTGTTCAACATCGGCTCACGCATCTACATCGGCGGCTTCGCCGGGTCGCGTTCGGAGCTGCACACCGCCACGACGGACTCGGCCGGCAATCTCGTGCAGAGTCAAGAAGCGGCACCACTGCCGCCCGGCGAGCTGCTCCGCTTCGGGCTCAGCTTTGCCGGGTCGGCAGTGTTGTGCACCTCCAACGGCGTGCGCGTCGCCGATGTCTCCGGCGATGGCACGCTCACCTACGGCCCGCTGATCACCGAGCCCGGCGACGTGCGCTGCGCGACCGCCGACGGCAACAAGGTGTGGACCGGCTACTCGGCGATGGCCGGCGCAAGATCAGGTGTGCTCCGAATGGTGATGGACCAAGAGGTCCAGCCGCTGCAGCCCGCCTATTGCAATGACATCTTCGAGACGACGCTGGTCGCTAACGTCACCGGCGTCGTCCGGCTCGGCTCGAGGACCTGCTTCGCCGTCGCCGGTTCGGGGTTCTGGGTCGAGTCGGCGACAACCTACGTCGGCACCGGCGAGATCCTCTCCGGGCTGATGGCGCTGGGCACCGTCGAGCCGAAGGGGCTGATCGGCCTCGACGTCAACTTCTCAGCGCTGTCCGCCGGCGAGTCGATCGAGGCCCGCGTCTACGACCGGGCGGGCACACTGCTGGCCGTCGGCACCGAGTCGACCGCCAATGCCGAGGAGCTGACCATCGACCTTGCCGGCTCGCAGGTCGGGTCGTTCGAGGTCAAGATCATCCTGTCGGGAACAGGTGCGTCCACCCCGACGCTGTATCGCTGGCGGCTCAGGGCGTATCCGGTGGCTCCGCCGGTGCTGCAGTGGGTGTTGCCCCTGATCGTGCACGAGAAGGTCGTCATTGGTATCGGCGAGGGCTACACCCAGCCGTTCGATCTCGAGGAGATGCACCTGTGGATCGAGGACCTGTACGCGACCAAGCGGTACTGCGTGTTCCGGGTCGGGACGCGCGGCTACCGGGTGCGCGTCGACAACTTCGAGTGGCGGGCACGGAAGTGGACGTCGGACGGACGCGGGCCGCAGGGCCTGCTCGTAGTGCAACTGGTTGCGGCTTAGGAGGCCCTGATGGCGAACGAATGGATTGACAAGGCCTACGGCGGCGGTGCGGTGGCGACCACCCTCAACGGTGGGATCAACGCAGCGGTCACCTCGATCACCGTGACCAGCGGATCGAACCTCGGCCTCGACGGCTCGACGGGCCCGTACGTGATCACCGTCGACCGCACCACGCTGGCTGCCAGCGAGGAGAAGATGCTGGTCACCGCCCGCGCCGGCAACGTGCTGACGGTGCAGCGTGGCTACGACGGCACCACGGCGGTCTCGCACCTCACCCTGGCCTCGGTCGAGCACGTCATGGACGCCTTCTCCATCGAGCAGGCCAACGCGATGGCGTCGGCGGCCTCGGCCAACGGGTCGATGTCGTACCGCTCGGCGGCGTTCGGCTACTCGCAGCTGCCCATCGGCACCAGCGGGCTGCCGATCGTCTCCAACGGCTCGATCCCGCAGTACGCCGCGCTCGGCCTGACCGGCCTGTCGGCTGCGGTGCAGGCCCTGCTGTACGTGGCCGGGGACATCAAGTGCTCGATCTCGTCGACGGAGGACACCGGCTGGTTCCTGATGAACGGCCAGACCCTGGTCAACGCCCAAGCCAACCTGCCTGCACTGTGGGCCAAGGCGCCGGCGGCGTGGAAGTCGGGCTCGAACCTGATCCTGCCGGACTGGCGCAACCGGGTGATGGTCATGGACGACTCCGGCGCGTCACTCACCCTCGGCGGCCTCGCCGGCCCGGTCCCCTCGGCGGGCACGATGCCCAAGACGATCGCCTCGGGCAACCTGCCGCTGCACACCCACACCATCGACCACGACCACGGCTCGGTCACCTCCGGTGGCAACTCGGTCGATCACTTCCACAACCTCAACGGTGCGACCAACAACGACTCGCCGACCCACGCCCACCAGGCCCCGCCCAACGCCGGCACGACGGCGTTCGTCGTCAACGGGACCGGCGACCTCGGCGGCGCCGGGATCGCCACCGGTGGCGCGGCGTATGCCTTGAACTCGGTGACCGGCCCGCCCAACGCACTGCACAACCACACGATCAACCAGAACACCGGCGGGGCCAGCGCCGGCCACACCCACGCCGTCGACCTGCCGAACTTCACCGGCTCGTCGGGCAATGGCGGCTTCGCCAACACCGCTCTCGACATCACCCCGTCCGGCGGCGTCGTCAACTTCTTCATCAAGGGCCACTAGATGATCACGCTCTACCTCGCCGAGGACGTGCAGAACGCCGTCCCGTCCTGGTTGAACAACTGGGGTGGAGCGATCGTGCTCGTCGCGGCCGTGGCGGCGGCGATCGGCGTACTGTGGACCAAGGTGATCTGGCACCCGCGCTCCCCGATCCGGCGCACCACGATCTGGGTGTTCACCCGCCTGGTCGGTGAGCCGATCACGCGCAGCTGGAACAAGCGCGCCGAGCACCTGATCAACAACGTCATCACCCCGCAGCTCGACGGGATTCGCACCGAGGTCCGCGACCTGGCCGAGGTCAACGAGACCCAGCACGTCGCCAACGCCACCCGGATCGACCACCTGACCACCGAGGTCGAGGCCAACAACAAGATCACCGCGCACATGGTCGACGTGATGGGCCGCTACATCTTCCTCGATCCGGCGCTGCCCAAGAAAGAGATCACCGGCGAGACGCCGGTCACCGAATAGGGTGACATCTGTGACCGAAGTGCTGTACCCCAACGGCTATTCGAGCACTGGAGGACCGGGTATCCCACGGGCGATGTCGTCGATCGAGCTGCGCGTCGACGTCAAGGCCCTCGAGCCGGAGTTCTGGCGGCGCGTCAAGGCGCTGATGATCCACTCCGGCGGCACCATCGGCGTCGGCGGTGGGGCTCGCTCCACCGAGGCGCAGCGGTTGCTGTTCTTGTCGCGCTATCACATCGACGACGTCAACGGCACCGTCCGCTACAACGGCCATCTGTGGGCCAAGAACCCCGGCGTGGCCTCCGCCGCTCCTCCGGGCTCGTCGTATCACGAGGACGGCACCACACCGAACGGGGCGCTGGCCGTCGACATGGTCGGCGACCTGACGGTGCTGCGTACCGACGGCTACAAGTTCGGGCTGATCGAGTTCGCTGACGTCAACAACGAGCCGTGGCACGCCCAGCCGCTCGAGCTGCCCCACGCTCGCCGCGAGTTCGATCTGCCCACGATGTACCCCCTGCACGCCTGGCAGTTCCCCCTTACGCCGGCGCCACCCCCCGAAGGAGAGCACATGGAGTTGGCCGTACTGACGCTGAACAACACTCAGCCCAAGACGACGTTCCTCGGCTACGTCAACCTCAAGCCGACGCCGGGCGGTGGCGTCAATCCGCAGTTCTGGGATGTGCTGTGGATCGACGGCGCCGACCCGGCTGCCGTCAAGATGCTCGAGGACCAGATCAACTTCGGCGGCGCCAAGACCTACGAGTTCGGCGAGCACGTCGCCAAGAGCCTGTGGCTCCTGAACGAGGACCTGCCAACCAGCCTCCTGTCCGACGGCCGGCCGTGGTCGGTGTCAGACTGGGGCCGAGTGGGGAGCAAGGCAGCATGAACCTCCCAGCATTGTTCGAAAGAGCCAAGGTGCTGCTCAAGTCCGCATTGGCATGGCTGACGGTGATCGCAGCGGTACTCACCTACGTGCTGCAGCAGATCAAGGACGTCGACGGCGTGCCGCCGTGGCTCCTCAAGTCGCTGACCACCGTCGCAGGTGTCGTCGCCATCATCATCGTTCAGGTTCGCCGTGTCACCCCGGTGTCACCGGATCAGCGTGGTCTCCTGCCTCCGCAGGGCCCGGCCACACCGACGCTCGATGCCGAAGGGGAGATCTACCAGCCCGACGCCGGCCTGACGCTGATCGAGTTGATCGTCGGCGGGGCGGTGCTGATCGTCATCGCCTACTTCCTACTCCGCTAATGCCCGGTCGATGCGGTCGATGACCTCGTCGAGGTCATGCCAGACCGATACGACGCCGCCGTTGACCAAGGTGATGTCGACGACGTCGTCGTGGTCCCAGGACTGTGCCACCGTCACGACGTGGTCGACGTAGATCTCGCGCGTGCGCATCTTCGCATCTTCGCCCATGATGCTGATGATCTCAGTGAAAGAAACGTGGTTCATGCTCGTGCTCCTATCGGTGGTGGTGCTGCCCGCCGGCGGGCGAGCAGAGACTGGGTGCTGGTGGCGGTGTCGAACTCGGTCATCATCTGCAGCACGACCTCGACGCCGCACAGCTGGTGCTCGAGGACCTCGTACTTGGCGAGGTGGGCCTGGACGATGCGGCTGTCGTCGTCGAGGACGTCGGCGATGGTCAGCGCGTCACCGATGGCACGCATCAGCTTGTCGAGGTCCGGCTTGACACGGCACACGTCGATGCCGGCGCGACGCGCGGCGGCCGGACGCGACGGCGGCATCGGCAGGATGAATCGGCAGGACAGTTGTACCGCCCCGGTGTAGTTCGTCGGCCACCCGTGCAGATTGCGGGCCAGCGTGGCGACGTCGACGACCTTGCCGCGCCATGGATTGAGGACGGCCCCGTTGTCGGAGATCAGCTGGGTGAACTTCTTGCCCTTGATCGACACGGCCTTCATCGAGCCCTGCGGGATCGGTACGCCGGCGACGAAGAATGACAGCGCAGTTGGAGATGTGCCCGTCATAGTGGCTTGAACCTCCGGTACAGGCCGATCTGCTCGGCCAGATTGCGATCGCCGTCGAGCCAGCTGTGGTGGACGCGGCACAGCAGCACGCAGTTGTCCTCGTCGAGGTCGCCGTCGGGCCACACCGAGCGCGGGACGATCTCGTGGACGTCGAGGTGTCCGCTGCACGGTGGTGCGACGATCTCGAGTTCCATCCAGTTGGCGCAGACGAAGTTCCAGAACTGGCAGGACACGTCGCGGTTGCGGATGTGTTCGACCACGGTGGCACGTCGTCCTGCTTTGCCGGCTTTCTTGCGCCCGATGCGAGCCAGGGGTGATCGCGTCAAGGTGCTTGTGCCACGGCGGAGCGGGGATCGCTTCACCGGGTCGCCTCGTCGGTATCGGGCGAGAGGTGAGTGGTCGTGTGGTCAGGCATCGGCCGGCCGATATTCGCGGTCGTTGGCGCTGAGACCACCGAGCATCTCGGCGATGGTGATGGCCCTGTCGTAGTCCGTGTACGAACGGAAGCGGGCGATCAGCTCGCGGAACAACTCCTCAGTGGTGGCCAGACCGAGGTTGGCGGTCTCCTTCTTGGGCGGCGCGGTCCAGGCACCGGCTCCGCTGCCGACGCCGGCGTGGATGATGTAGTCGGGAGACCTACCGGCCCCACCACCGCCGCCCGTCATCGCGAAGCACGGCAGGCCGTCGAAGCTGTGCATCCAACCACCGACCGCCCTGCCCAACGGGCGGACACCCGGCTCGTAGTTGTCCCGGATCTGCTCGCCGCAGGTGCAGCGGTCATTGATCGGGGCGTCGGTTATGGTCATCTCGCTCCCTCCAGTCGGGTGGTCTTGGGGGCAGCGCCCCACTTCTCGGTGTGTTTGTGCCAGCACAAAGGCGGATGTGCCCTCCGTAGACGGCCGATCAGCCGGGTGTGCTTCAAGCACAGCGGGCAGCGGTAGGTGGACAGCAGTCGGCGCTTCATCGCTTCACCCACCGGACCAGCAGCGCACCGACCACGCAGAGACCGAGCGCGGTCGCGCCGAGCGGCGGGCCCGACGTGCCGGTGACCGGCAGTGGTGTGCCGACCTCGGTCCAGGTCGCACCGTCGTCGATGAGGATGGTGTCGCTCGTGCCGGCGCTCACTTGGTCCGCCATTGCACTCGGTTGTTGGCGAAGCCGATCGGCTCGATGACCTCGGCGCGCACCTTGTCGCTGCAGACCCGCATCCGGGCGATCTCGCCATCGGTCTGGGCCTTGACTGCCTCGACGTACATGTCCTCGTCGAGCCCGAAGTTGGCGGCGTCGGCGCGCAGCCTGGCTTCCACCTCGAGCAGCTCCTCGGAGATCACCTCGGCCTCGACGATGTCTACTTGATCGCCAACTTGAACGCCGGCGTTCAACTCAGGGACCACGGAGAGGGCGCTGTGTGGCCCTGTGCCGATCGACCCCACCGGAGTGCCGGACTGCAGCTCCTCGACGCTGGTGCGGACAGCCAGCCGGGGCACGACGAAGTTCCGCTTGCCGGTGGGTGTCTGCTTCTCGCGGCGCTCGACGCTGAGCACCGCGTCGGCCATGTGGCCGCGCCGGTTCAGCTCCTGGATCAAGTCGTACATCCCCGGCAGCTCCTGGTGGGCGTTCCAGCCCTTGGTGTCCAACCGCCAGGTGCCGAGGAAGGCGAACTCGGGCAGGATCACGGTCAGCCGCGAGACCGCCGTGCACTCCAGCGCGCCCTTGGCCGCGCAGATGCACGGCACGTCGACCATCTCGTAGTCGCCGTCGCCGCACAGCTGCGGCGTCGCGCAGGTCACCCCGTCGCAGCGGCGTAGGTTGCCGCCCGTCGCCTTCCACAGCTCGTACCACGTCGACAGCCCATCGCTCGGCAGGTAGACGCGGACCTCGTTGGACTCGGTGATCACCTGCCATTGGTGCGAGGGACTGGCCTTGGGTTCGTCCCATGCCTCGACGGTGCCGCCGTACCTGGCAGCGATCTGCTCGATGACGGCGCGGTCGGGTGAGGTGAAGCGCAGCGTGTTGATCGACGCCGGCCGCATCTTGCCATTGGCCGCCTTGGTCTGGATCCCCAGCCGGATCCGCCCGGCTTCGGGCGCGCGCCGGTCGATGTCGGCGATGGCGGTGATGGCGTGTCGCTTCATTGCACCGTCGGCTTCACCGGTAGCAGCTTCATCTTGGTGACGTGCGAGTGCGTCGGGCCATAGCCGTCGCGATCCGGGTCGCTCTCGTCGAGGTAGTGTTGACGTTCGATCGTGGCGAGCATCGTCGCTTCGTTCTGGTTGTTGGCATCGACCTCCCAGATGTCGACGGTGGTCGTCTCGAATGCCACGCTGTAGGTCTGCTTCACTGCTTCTCCTTGGGGTTGTCGGGGTGGATCTCGTAGTGCATGAGCTCGCGGCCGTCGTAGCTCTGGACTCCCGCTTCTCGGAGCAGCCCAGCCTGTACGAGCAAGCCACGAGAGCGAGCGACGACGTTGCGTTGCTGGCGTCGGCCGGTGTGCCACTCGAGCCATGCGGTCAGCATCGTGTCGTTGAACGCTGGATGACCGAACTGTCGTCGCACTTCGCTGGCGTAGACCCAGATGCCGTTCATCAGCGTCGTGTCCTTGGCGATGGCCTTGAGCGCCTGGTCGCTGGTGTACGGATCGCCCTTGCGAGCGTGGACGCGGGCCGGCTCGAACGGCAGCGTCGGCTGTTGCGGCTTGTTCGGGCCGAGACATGTCGGGCAGCACGATTCGTGCACATCCTCGCCGCACGCTTTGTAGTTCCAACAGCCGGCGGTGGGATCGTCACGTCGCGGGCAGCCCTCGGCGTGGTAGGTGTGCGCGTTGACGGTCATCAACGGCGCGCCGCAGACATAACAGACGGACTTCATGACGCCCCCGGCATCAGCGCCGGCATCTGGTTGTTCTCGTAGGCCTTGGCGATCTGCGGACGAGTGAAGTCGCCGACGGTCTGCCCATTGGGCAGCACCAGGTAGGC